GATGTAAAAATAAGCGTCTCTGATCTTCTATGGAGACTTCATTTTCTAAATAGACAAACTCTAGAAATGAGCATTTTTTTATTTCTATCTGGCGGCTTAAATGCAGTGCGAAGTCAGGAGGTGCTACTCGATAAGGGTCTATTATAGTAAGTTTTTTAGAGCTGCTGCTGGCCAGCCAACTTGCTAATTCTTTGTTAACATGTTGATCGCCGAATCCATATCCAGCTGCGATAATTTCATCATACTGGTGAGTTTTTCTTTTAAAAAGTTCAAAAAATATTCTTGTGCTTTTTTGTGCGGGAGTTGAGTCGTTAAATTTTAACGCGCCGGTTATAAGGCTGCGATCAAAAAAATGTTCCAGTCCTGCTCCGTCCTCAAGTGTGAGCATTTGTGTAGATCGAATTCCATCTCTCTGTTCTATCAAGCTGTTTTCATGGTTGATCGCTTTTACAAGCTGAAGATGACTAAGTGCGCGTTTTTCACTTGGGAAAAAGCGGATATAGTCTTTGCAGGAGTTGTGGAGAAAAGTGTCAAGTGCGCCATGGAGTTTATATATGTTGACTCCAGCTTCTCCTTGTTTGAAAAAGCACAATTCATAGTTTTCAATTTGGTTTTTTTCTAGTAACTCGAAGTCGAATTTAAAAGGGTTCCCATTGAAGTATCGGGAACTTGCATCGTTAATTTTGTGAAAACCTGCTTTGTGATCAATGTCATTGTATTGCAGAATTTCCTCTAGAATGATGTCGTGGTTCAATGTGAACACATCTAGAGGCTTATTATTCTCTACGAATTTTTTAAAACTCTTTGTGAAATGGAGAGCCCGTAAAATGGTTATATATTTTGAATGTTGATGATTGTTTAGATATCTTGAGATCATATCGACTATATGCGAGCGCACGTCGTCGTATTTGTTGCCTGGTCCTATGTTTCTGTTGGATTCCACTTCAAATGAGCCAATTATCGCTTCATAGTGAATCCGCTCGTCATCTACCAGGAATGATAGTAGTGCTGTCGCGTCTTCTCCCCAATCTCTGCAAAATTTTAAACGCGCGGGAGCTTCCATCTTCAGATGAGGCTTGTGATCTGCTTTGAATTTATTGGTCAGCTCCCATACCAAGGGCATTCCAAATTCATAGGAGGCTCCTGCGCCTAAAAGGAATGCTTGCATTTCGATTCTCCGGCTTCATATGTCGTCAAGCATTTCTACTAGATGTTTTTCATAAGATCTATCGTTAAATCACGAAAAGCTGCAAGATCAGTCTCTGAAATACCTAGGATTTGTCTTCTGGCATATCTTGTCTCAGGAGCAGTTTTCTCTGCCCGATCCCTAAGTCCGAACTGGTGGATCCTTGCGATGCGGGAGACACGGCCGGCGAAGCCGATCACCGCCTGTTGCGGCGAACCCTTGGCCTTGAGGTAGCGGGCCATCTTGAGCTTCTCGAACATGCGGCGCTTGATCCGTCCCTTCTTGCTGCGCAGATCCCGGGGTTTGCGCGCTTCGAACGGCGAGCCGTCCGGGTTCACCTGAGCGCGGATCCGCTGCTGCTGGCTGCGGCGCAGCTGCTGGGCGGCCTTGCGCGCCAGTTGGGCCCGGCCGCGGCCATCCAGCTTCTGCAGCAGCGGCGAGAGCCAGGTCTCCAGCGCCTCAAGGTCAGCCATGGCTGCGGCCTGGGTGCGGCGTTTCCAGGGCCAGGGCGTCGCCGGCGGATCCCGATTGCCATTCGGCCAGCAGCTCGTCGCCGGCGAAGACCTGCCAGGTGCCGGGCTCCTGGTACTCGGTGCAGGGCCGTTCCGGTGCGTGCTCAAGCTGATAGGTGTCGTCTGGCTGGCGTTTCACGACCACTCGCTCAGTGAGCGGCAGGGTGATGGCCAGATCTACCTTGGAGTTGTCCAGGATGTCGGCCTCGAAGCCGATGCCCTGGGCGGACTTGTCCAGGTTGGCCAGGAGCTCGGACTGGTTCGTCCGGACCCAGGCCAACAGCGGCAGCATCACGGCGTCCGGGTGGCCCGCGAAGTCGGTGAGGATGATCTGCAGCTCGTAGCCGTACTCCCAGGACAGGCTGGCCGCGGCGGTGCAGCGCAACTTGCCCTTGTCGATGAAGACCAGCAGCCGGTCAGGGCTGTGGCGCAGCTCCGGCACGGCAGCGAGCAGGTGAGCGCGGAGGCTCTCGGGCTTGTTCATGGGCGGGCCTGCTGGGCGTCATAGACCATATCAACCTGGGCGGCGCAGTCGGCCCAGGCCGCTTCCAGCGCCTCGCTATCGTCCAGGAGCTCGCCGTTATTGCGCGGGTCGGTCGACGGCAGCTGGCAGCGCGTTACCACTGGACAGCCATTCACTGTAAGCCGTGGCGCCGGTGAGGACGGGCCGTTGGCGCAGCCGGCGAGCAGCAGCAGGCAGAGGCTGGCCAGCCCAAGCCTTGAGGTCGGCGTTTTCATCTTCGAGCTCCTGGATCCGGCGCTTGCGGACATCGATCTCGCGGCGCAGGTCGGTTTGGGTGGTCTGCAGCTGGGCCTGGGTGGCCCGCTGCTTGCTGAGGGTGGCGGTGAGGTGGTCGCGATCCCCGGTCAGCTGGGTGACCTGGTCCTCAGCTGCCTCGCGCTGCTGGTTGGCCTGGTCTATGCGCAGGCCCTGCGCATAGAGGGTCAGGCACAGCACGGCAATCGTCAGGGCCAGGGCGAGCGCGAAGACCGCCTTCTCCTTCCAGCTGATCATCGGCGGTACCAGCCAGCACGGCCCATGGCCGCCTGGTCCAGGTGCTCGAGGTCACCCATGACGACGACGGCGCGGACCCCGGGTTTTGCGGCCTGGATAGCTTCGGCCAGGTGCTCGGCGTCTTCGATCGAGGCACCGGCCGGCAGGACGAAGACGTCGCCGTCGACCGGTTTGATGCGCTGCGCAGCATCCATGGCGATCATGCGGCGTCCTTAGCCGGGGCGGCGGCGCTGTACCGGGCGAAGGCGCGCTCGAGCTTCACGTCGTAGAGGTTGCGGGCGTAGGCCGGGCCGTTGTAGCCGCGAGCGAAGTCCGCCCACTTGCCAGCCTTGAGCGCCTTGAGCAGCGCGGGCTCCGCCTTGACGAAGCGGACGAAGGCGTCGAGCTGCTCGGCTTCGCTGGTCTGCATGCGGGTGACGAAGTCCTGGACGTTGGCATAGCCCAGGCCCTGCCAGTGGTAGCCCATGACCTGGAACAGGCCCCAGCTGCACGACTCCAGCGCGCAGGCCTCGTCGATCTGGCGGGCCGAGGTCAGGCGCTGCCACTCGGCCGCGCCGCCGGCGTAGCCGCCGGACTTCGGGTTGATCAGGTTCGGATTGAGCGCTGCCAGGCGATCGGCCTCGGCCTGGCCGTGGGCCTTGACCAGGCGCTGGTAGAAAACGTGGCGCTCGAACAGGATCACCACCTTGCCGTTGTCCAGGAAGCCTTCGCCCTTGGACTCGACCTCATTGACCGCCTGGACGGCCGCGACGGGGACGCCCAGGGTCTTGGCGGCGAGCTCGAGGTCGGCGAAGCCCAGGTGCAGTGGGTCGCGCTTGCCCAGCAGGGCGGCGAAGGTCTTCGGGCCAGCGATGCCATCGGCCACCAGGCCGACAGAGCGCTGGAAGGCTTCGACGGCTTGCTCGGTGCCTTCGTCGTAGTCGCCGTCCAAGTCGACGGTGAAGCCGGCCGCGGCCAGGGCTTTCTGCAGGTCGCGCACGGCCAGGCCGTGGGCGCCGATGATCAGGATCTTGGGCTGGTTCATTGCGTTTCTACCTTGCGTTCGACGAAGCGTTTAGCCGCGGCGCGAGTGCCCTCGACGCCCAGCAGTCCGATGATTCCGCCCCAGAAGGGGCCGGTGCTGGCAGGGATGCCCAGCAGGGAGAGGCCGTGGCTTGCGGCCAGGGCCAGGGCGCCGCAGAGGGGCGCCTCGAGCAGCACGCGGCGCAGAGTGCCGCCGCTGTAGGCGATCCGGAGGCCTGCGATGACACAGGCGACCAGGCCGGCGTAGAGCGCGGGCCAGTTGTGTTCGAGCCAGGCGGCGAGCCAGGCCCAGGTGTCGGGACGGTCGGGCATGATGTTTCTCGTCTAGTCCCAGAGGCTGACCGGCTGTTGCGCGGCAATGCCGGCAGTGGCCTGGGCGGGGGCGTCTGGCAGGGTGATAGGGGTGCCGATCGGCAGGATGGGGCCCAGCTCCGCCAGGCCCGGGTTGGCTTCGAGCGCGGTCTCGGTGACGTCCTGAGTGCGCCCGTAATGCCGCAGGCAGATCCGGTCCAGGGTGTCGCCTTGCTGAGCGCGCACGACGGTGGCCATCAGATGAGCTCCACGGTGGTCCGGGCCAGGCCCAGGAAGTCGCGGATGGCCCAGCGCTGATCGCGGCGGTAGTCGTCGATGGTGGGGGTCTGCGCCTCGGCGTCCTTGTCGCCCTTGGCGGTGCTGTCGTAGCTGCGGTACCGCTCAACCACCTCGGCCGCGGTGGCAGCATCGATCGCGCTCAGGTACAGGTGAGCGCGCTCGCTGATCCCGTCGATCTGGGTACCAGGTACAGCGGCCAAGGTGGCGTAGCCGCCGGTGACCTGGGCGAAGCGAAAGCCCGCGAGCTCGCGATTGACGCTGATGGCCGCCTTGATCACAGCCGCCTTGAGTTTCTCGGTACTGACGCTGCCGTCGATGCGCAGCCGCGCGCGGACCTGGTCCAGCTCGATTGCTGGCCAGAAGGGATCGGACACAACCTGACCGCTGGCGACGGTGCCGCCTGCAACGAATCCGCTCATGGTGCTGCTCTCGAATGGGTCGCCGGTGGTCGGGGCTTCACGGTCCCAGGCTAGGCCTGGCCGATCCGCCCCGAGCCGGCGGGGTTGCGGGGGACCGCTCGGTTAGCCGCCAGGGGCGGCATGTTTCTTGGCCAGGCGCTCGGCCCGTTCCAGGTCTTTCTTGCCGCCGCAGCGGTCGTGCAGGCCGATCGCCTTGCGCAGCATCTCGATGGCCGAGACCAACTGGCCCGGGCGACCTGGTCGATCCTCGTCGACGTCGGTCAGCTCGGCCCGGCCGATGGCCAGATAGAGCTTGGCGCGCGCCTCGTCGGGCATGTCGTGCTCATCGGTGAGCACGGCAGTGCGGATCAGGATGTCCAGGTCGAAGGGCTGGCCGGCTTTCTGCGAGGCCAGCGCGCCTTCGGCGACTTCCTCGGCGATCAGGCAGCCCGTGGTGCGCTCGAAGCGATCGGGCATCAGCAGGCCGTGGCGCAGCACATAGGCGGCGATGTCCAGGGCACCGGCGAACTCACCGGCATCGATGCGCCAGATCATCACGGTGACCAGCACCTCGTCCTGGGCGCCGTTGCCGCCCTCAAGCACACCGCTGACATAGTCGGCATAGGCGCCGAGCAGCTGCCGCTTGAGTTCGGCCTTGGCCTGGGTGGATTGCACCTGCTTGAGTCGCAGCCGGTCCTGCAGCAGCTGAGCCAGCTGCTGCTCGTACACGGTACGACCCGCCATGGTGTCCGCTGGCCCGACCGCCGCCGCGGCGAGGGACGCCGCGGCTGCCAGGAAGTGACGTTTAGCGGGGGAGGTGGCCATGGCTTATACGCCCGTCTCGATGTTCTCGATCAGGCAGCCGAAGCCGTAGTCCTCGACCACATAGGCGTCGTTGCTCGACTCGTAGTTCTCGATGCGGTTCTTCTCCGGCGCTTCCTTGACGAAGCGGCGACGGCCACCGGTCTGGAAGTAGATCGCCAGGTTCTGCAGCGAGGTGATGAGCATCGCGTTGTCCGGGCAATAGGGCACCTCGACCGGCTGCAGACCGCCCATACGGCGCTGGGCCAGCACCAGGTCGGTGGCCAGCTTCTCGCTGGGTGCTTGCTCGCGGTTGACCAGGGGGAAGTACTTGTCGTGGACCAGGTCGCGGCCGAGGATCACCACCAGGCCCGGATCCTTGCGGTACCAGGGGTCGATCAGGTTGCTGACCGCGTCGAAGACCAGGGCATCCAGGTTGTTGTAGTCGGCGTCGGCGCCGGTGCCGATCACGATTTTGTTCGCGGTCTTGCCGGACTTCAGCACGCGCTGGGGCGCGTTGTTGCGGTACTGCTGCAGCCAGCCGATGTTCACGTCCTGCAGCAGCGGGTTGGTGGCGCGGTTGGTGGTAGCCGCCGCACTGGTGCCGTTGAAGCCGATCATCAGGCGGTCCAGGGCCTGGCGCTTGACGATGGCGTCACGCAGACGCGCCTGGAAGTCCGGGAACTTGGCCCAGGCGTCCAGCAGGGAATAGGGGATCGCGGTGTCGAAGTCGGTCTTCTCGCACTTGTAATCCTGCTTGTCGGTGCTGGACACGTCGCGCGGGGTACGGCTGGCCGAGCCGCTGGTATCGGTACGGCTGGCGATGGTGCCAGAGACGCCCAGGCCGACCTTTTGGCCGAGCAGCTCGTCGACGCCGATGATGTTGATCTTGCTCAGGAAGTCGCTGGACTCCTGGATGCGGGTTTCCAGCTTCTGCTGGACGGTGGGGTCGACGGCGAAGGTGGCGCTCGCCGAGGACACGCCGCTCAGGGCAGCGACTTGGGCCAGGTAGGCGGCGTACAGGGCACGGGTATCGTTACGCATGGATCTCTCCGGGAAAGTGAACGGCTGATCAGCAGTCGGTCAGGGTCTTGCCATCGCCGCCGGTGACCGGAGGGCGCTTGGTCTGGTTGGGGTCTTGGGTCTGGCTGAGCTGCACCTGCAGAGCGGTGAAATCGGTCTGCAGCTGGGCATGCTTGCCGGCCAGCTCGGCGAGAGCGGTTTCCGCGTTGGTGAAGCGGCCGTCCTGCTCGCGAACGTGCTCGGCCACTGCGGTGACGGCAGCGCCGAACTGGGCAAACTCGCCCTGGGTCTGCGCTTCCTTGCCCTTCAGCAGCTCGGTCACCTTGGCGAAGAGCAGGGCGCCCAGGCTGGGCTTGTCCTCGATCTCGGCGAAGGTCAGGGCGGTCTCTTCGGCCACGGTGAAGAGGTTGTCGGCGTGCTGCTTGCGGCCGGCGTAGGGGTTGCCGGCGGGGTTGGCCGCGGCGAAGGACAGCACGTCGGTACCCAGGCTGGCCGGGCTGTCGGTGATGCCCAGGCCGACCAGGTAGGCGGCGCCGGTGTCGGCGAACTTGGGCGAGATCTCGATCGAGGTGTAGATCTTCTGCTTGGCCTTATTCAGGGCCACCAGGTCGGCGGTGGGCTCGATCTGGGCGAAGAGGGCCAGCTTCTTCTGGCCGTTGATCTCGACCTCCTCGGCCTTGACCGCCACCACGTCGCCGTAGGCCTTGAAGGGGCTGTCGGCCACGCTGCTGCGGATGTGCTCCATCCAGATGCGAGCGCCGTAGGTCTTGGGGTTGTAGCTGGCCGCGGCCTGCTCGATCCAGGCGCGCTCGATCTGACGGCCATCGCTGGTGGCGCCTTCGACGGCGACACGGAAGAAAGGAGAGCGGAGTTTGGGGGTCTTGGGGTCGGCCATGCCGGGGATCCTCAGAGGCTTAGCGGGAGTGCTTGGGCGATGAGGGGCATGGTCGGGACGCGCGCGCGTCCCAGCAACGAGGGGGTTTTGTAGGCGCGCACGGTACACGTTCGCGCGCTATGGAGGAGGGGATCAGGGCGGCAGTCTGGCGGCCATGAAAAGCCTATCCGATTCCTCGCCCCTGCCAAGCCCGGCCGAAACGCCGGCGGCCGCCCCGTCCACCGACCTGATGATGGACGTGCGGCGGCGCGCGAAGCATCTGTACTGGATGGGTTGGCGGGTGACGGAGATCGCCGAGGCGATTGGCGAGAAGGAAAAGACCGTCCACAGCTGGAAGGCCCGGGACGAATGGGATCGGGCGGACAACGTCGAGCGAATCGGCGGGGCGCTGGAGGCGCGCCTGGTGCAGCTGATCCTCAAGGACGGCAAGACCGGCGGCGACTTCAAGGAGATCGATTTGCTCCACCGCCAGCTGGAGCGCCAGGCGCGGATCCAGCGCTTCCAGGGCGGCGGTACCGAGGCCGAGCTCAATCCCAAGCTGGACAATCGTAATGCCGGACCGAAGAAGAAGGCGGCGCGCAACGAATTTACCGAGGAGCAGATCGAGGCCCTTGAGAGCGCCTTCCGCGACCAGTGCTTCGGCTACCAGCTGGACTGGTACCGGGCAGGCCAGCAGCGGACCCGCGCCATCCTCAAGAGCCGGCAGATCGGCGCCACCTACTACTTCGCCCGCGAGGCCTTCCTGGATGCCCTGATCACCGGGCGCAACCAGATCTTCCTGTCGGCCAGCAAGAACCAGGCGCATATCTTCAAGGCGTATATCCAGGCCTTCGCCCGCGAGGTCTGCGGTGTCGAGGTGACGGGGGATCCGATCATCCTGGCCAACGGCGCCGAGCTGCATTTCCTGGGTACCAATGCCCGCACCGCCCAGGGCTACCACGGCAACTTCTACTTCGACGAATTCTTCTGGACCTTCCGCTTCGAGGAGCTGAACAAGGTGGCCAGCGGCATGGCCATGCAGAAGCAATACCGCCGGACCTACTTCTCGACGCCGAGCTCCATGGCCCATGAGGCCTATACCTTCTGGACCGGCGAGCGCTTCAACAAGGGCAAGCCCGTCGCCCAGCACCTCAAGTTGGACGTCTCCCACGACGCCCTGCAGGAGGGCCGGCTGTGCGAGGACCGGATCTGGCGGCAGATCGTCACCATCCTGGACGCCGAGGCGCGCGGCTGCGACCTGTTCGACCTGGAAGAGCTCAAGCTCGAGTACTCGGCCGAAGCCTTCCAGAACCTGCTGATGTGCCAGTTCGTCGACGACGGCGCGAGCATCTTCCCCCTGGCCATGCTGCAGCCCTGCATGGTGGACAGCTGGGTCGAGTGGGCCGAGGACTACAAGCCCTTCGCCGCCCGGCCCTTGGGCGAGCGCCCGGTATGGGTCGGCTATGACCCCGCCGAGACCGGGGACACCGCCGGCCTGGTGGTGGTCGCGCCGCCGGCGGTACCGGGCGGCAAGTTTCGCGTGCTTGAGCGCCACCAGTTCCGCGGGATGGACTTCGCCGCCCAGGCCGAGGCGATCCGCCAGGTGTGCCAGCGCTACTGGGTGACCTATATCGGCATCGATGTCACCGGCATGGGCAGCGGCGTGGCCCAGCTGGTGAAGCAATTCTTCCCAGGCGTGACCACCTTCAGCTACTCGCCCGAGGTCAAGACCCGCCTGGTGCTCAAGGCCTACGACGTGATCAAGAACGGCCGGCTCGAGTTCGACGCCGGCTGGACTGACGTCGCCCAGTCGCTCATGGCCATTCGCAAGACCACCACCGCCAGCGGCCGCCAGTTCACCTACACCGCCGGCCGCAACGACACCACCGGCCACGCGGATCTCGCGTGGGCCCTCTTTCATGCCCTGCACAACGAGCCGCTGGAAGGGCAGACCGCCCGCAATACCGGCGTCATGGAGATCTACTGATGAGCGATTCCACCAGCCTGGCCGTCCAGGCCACCGCGGCGCCCGGCCCGGTCGAGGCCTTCACCTTTGGCGATCCCTCGCCGGTGCTTGAGGGCCGCGAGGTCTTCGACTACCTGGAATGCTGGTTCAACGGTCGCTACTACGACCCGCCGCTCTCGCTCGATGGTTTGGCCAAGGCCACCCGAGCCAGCGTCTATCTGGACTCGGGGCTCAAGTTCAAGCGCAACCTCCTGGCCCGCACCTTCATCCCGCACAAGCTGCTGAGCCGCGGGGCCTTCGAGCAGTTCGCCCTGGACTGGCTCTGGTCCGGCAATGCGTACCTGGAGCGCCGACAGTCGCGCCTGGGCACGCCGGTCAGCCTGCAGCCGGTGCTGGCCAAGTACATGCGCCGCGGCGAGGACGACCAGTTCTTCCAGGTGCGCGGCTGGCGGGACGAACACGAATTTGCCCCGGGCACCATCTGCCACCTGCGCGAGGCCGATATCAACCAGGAGATCTACGGCATGCCCGAGTGGCTCGCGGCCATGCAGTCCGCGCTGCTGAACGAGTCGGCCACGCTGTTTCGGCGGAAGTACTACAACAACGGCAGTCACGCCGGCTTCATCTTCTACATGACCGACGCCGCGCAGAAGGAGGAGGACATCGACTCCCTGCGCACCGCCCTGCGCTCGGCCAAGGGCCCGGGCAACTTCCGAAACCTGTTCGTCTACGCGCCCAACGGCAAGAAGGACGGCATCCAGCTGATCCCGGTCAGCGAGGTGGCCGCGAAGGATGAATTCAACTCGATCAAGAGCATCACCCGCGACGACATGCTCGCCGGCCTGCGGATCCCGCCGCAGCTGATGGGCATCGTGCCGCAGAACGCCGGTGGCTTCGGCTCGATCAAGGAGGCCGCGCAGGTCTACGCCGCCAACGAGCTGGAGCCGCTGCAGGCGCGCCTGGCCCAGGTCAACGACTGGCTGGGGGAGGAGGTAATCCGCTTCCGGCCATACGAACTCACGCAACTCCCACAGTAAGGAAACCGATGTCCGCACCGATCGTTCCATGGATGGGCGGCAAGCGCCGCCTCGCCGACCGAATCTTCCCGCTCTTCCCCAAGCACAGCTGCTACGTCGAGCCCTTCGCCGGGGGCGCCGCGCTGTTCTTCCTTCGCCCGGTACCCGCTGAGGTGGAGGTCCTCAACGACGTCAACGGCGACCTGGTCAATCTCTACCGGGTCGTCCAGCATCACCTGGAGGAGTTCGTCCGCCAGTTCAAATGGGCGCTGAGCTCCCGCCAGGTTTTCAAGTGGCTGCAGATGACGAACCCGGAAACGCTGACCGACATCCAGCGCGCCGCACGCTTCTACTATCTGCAGCAGTCCGCCTTCGGCGGCAAGGTCGCTGGCCAGAGCTTCGGCACCGCCACGACCACGCCGCCCGGGCTGAACCTGCTGCGCCTCGAGGAGACCCTATCGGCTGCGCACCTGCGCCTGTCCGAGGTCTACGTCGAGCACCTGGCCTGGCAGGACTGCCTGCGCAAATACGATCGGGAGCACACGCTCTTCTACATGGACCCGCCCTACTGGGAGACGGAAGGATACGGCGTGCCCTTCGGCTTCGAGCAGTATGAGGAGATGGCCAGGATGCTGGGCCAGCTCAAGGGCAAGGCGATCATCAGCCTCAACGATCACCCGGACATCCGCGAGTGCTTCAAGGCGTTCCGGATCGAGGCGACCGAGATCAACTACACGGTGGGCGGCGGCAAGGGCAGCAAGGCTGGGGAGGTGCTGATCTTCAGCTGGGACACTGAAGCCGAGCCGCTATCGCTGTTTTAGGTGGCAACCATAAAACACACAGGCAAAAAAAAGCCCGCATCTGCGGGCTTTTTTCCGTCAGTACTAAAGAGCCCGCTCCTCGGCGGCAATCTCTTCCAGGACCTTACGAAATTCTTGCTGCTCGCTTTCAGACCATGCACGAGTAGGGTGTCCGGTAGGTGCAGATACGGTCAGCTCACCGTTAGCCAGGGCGCGGAGAGCATTGTCGGTATCGGCTTTCCAGTCCCTGATAGGAGTCACAGTCCCATTAGTCGTGTCCATTACGAACCCCCGTTCGTTAATCGCCTGAATGACGTCTTGCAATGTGCTTTTCATGATACTGAGATTGTTGGAACCAGTATCGAGTTCCATGAACTTTGTCTGACCGCCGGTGAACGGATCACTCTGGCCTGCGGTGATAACCGCCATCCGTCCACATCCGTTGGTAACGTAGCAGTCTTTCGCGAAGGGTGCTCCGCTACCTGAGAAGGAAGCGTGTTCACCATGATCCAACGACCAGCCGGAGGTGAAAAGAACCTTACACGAATCTTTTTTGACAATTGTGACCGTCAGGGCAGAAAGCTTGTTGCCCTCCATGCGGTGCACCCGCGGCATACGCAGGAAGTCCAGAGTGGGCATTTCGAACCAGTGTTTCCACTCAGAGATGAGCTGACCATCGCCTGCGAAAACGATGGCGACTGCAGGACGAGTTGCCAGCTTGTCGAAGCAGGCATCGTCGATGAATGCGATGTGCGTGTCGTTGAGCACACAAGACCAGCGTGAGTCGCTCGTGATGAGCTGCTTGACCCGACAGATCACATTCGTCGTCATCCCTGGACTACCTCTCTAACCAAAGTCGCGCAATTATCAGTAGAAATTTCGGCCAGTCAACGGCCTTTACCATTGTTTCACCAGCCGCCAGAGCTAGAAGGTCAGTCGTCACGGATGAGTGGTCTTCTCTGCTCAATGCCTACCTGCATCCATCGGCGCGCGCCGTCGTCCCCCCGCCACGCCCGCGGTCTAAATGTGTCGCTTTTTCTGCGGCCCTGCATGTCGGCCTATCGCAGGCCATGTCTGGGCTGAAGGAATTCTCGGAGGGTATGGAATTACCTGCGAATCCCTGCACCACACGACCTTTTGAGAGCTCATGGCGCATAGCCCTGTGCGGACAACCTGAAGCAGGTGTGAGGCCACCTTCGTCATGTAGGAGACATCGAGCACTTCATGCAGGTAGGCATCGTGGGATGCCACCGCCCTGCTGGGGGCCGTGACCGTGATCGCGACTAGTGGAGCAGACGCCCCTTCAGGCACGTACACGATCGTCTCCACCTTGTAGGTAGATGGGAAGAAGCCTTCCACATACGACGCGAGTCTGGTTCTGGCAGCGCTGTTCACCTTTATCGTCCTTCTGCGTGCTATGGCAGAAGTCTCCCTCAGTACCCTACGGCTCGTTCAAGC